TATCTCGAGACATTCATTCGAACACACATGGAAGGACAAGACGATGCTCGCATTACAAAGATGTTCAATCATAAAAATCACTTTTTAATTTCAACGACATCAAAATACTGTGAAAATCTTGGTAGAGGTCACAATTCGAATCATATATGGTTCCATGTCGTCGGGAACGGTATAGTACAGAGGTGTTTCTGTAAATGTGAAACCATAAAGGGACGATACCATGGATTTTGTGCAGATTTCAGAGGTCGAGAACATCGATTACCAGATACCATTGTCAAGCAATTGTACCCAGATACAAAACCACCATCGAGAACAAAGACTCCACCACCACCCAAACAACCGTTGGAGACGACCCAGGCCATTGACATTCTTCAAGCGTATATGAATAAATGTATACAACCCATTCAAATTTTTAAACTCACAAAGAATCGTTCAAAGTATGTCGTCGATACAGATTCTGGACAATTCGTAATCGATAAAAGTTCGATAGAATGCAAAACAACAGGAAGAAAGTATATTTTAAATACAAAATCCAAGGAAATTTTATTTCCGGCTAAAAAATAAGATGTCAGCTGCATTGTTGGCTGCCGCCGCATATCTGACAAAGTCGCTCATTCATAAAGATGTTCGAGTTGACAAGCTCGATGAACTTGTGAAACAGGCTCACATGTACTCAGGCCTCGACAAAGATAATTTTTATGGGTTCCTTACAAACTTCAATCTATTTAAAGAGTGGATACACGACGTGGATATTGGGTCCACATTTCTGTACAAGGCTCTCGAACATCTTGAGAATATAGGTCTAATGACAGAGTTTCAGGACGATATTAGTGAACTCACGCACATAGTTGGTTATTACGCCGAAAAGGAGCTCATGAACAGTGCAATCAACAGAAACGTTGCGTTCCATCCGAAATACTTAAACAGTAGACTATAATAGAAGCGATGATTTCCAGATCCGGTCGTGTCATTAAGAAGCCCGAAGCATACGTTCCCGATGAAAAGGTTGAAGATGATTACACAGATGATGAATACGACACCGATTACGATGGAAGTGATATTGAAACAGACGACGAATATTACTCAGACGACGACGATGAATGTGACTCAGACGACGACGAATGTGATGAAAATGGAAATTTAAAGGACTTCGTCGTTGATGATGAGAGCGACGATGAGGAAATGTAAGCTTAAAAAAACCAAACGTATTTATAAAAATGGAGGCAGACATTGGCAATCCTATTGAATTTAATAAAAATGATATCGATCTTGGTCATGGTGAGAATCACAACCAAGAGCAACAGCAAGACTACTACGCTCCACAAATGATGTATCCATCTATGATGTACCCACCTCCCATGCATCAAGAACAAAAGGTTGATATATTCGCCAATATTGATAAATCAACATGGATCATTGGATTTGTTGTTTTCTTATTAGGATTTTTCATGGGTAAGACTATGCAACCCGTCATTCTTAGGCCAGGATAAGGGGGTATCCATACATCCAGTCCGTATGATCATACGGAAAATTACCAACAAATTCTCCAGTTGAACCACGCTTTTTTTCTGTAAAATACGCGCGACTCGTGACCAATGGATCCTTGAGCTGAGCAGCCAAGACTTCGGTTGCGGTGTTCATCTTCTTTTGTACATTTTCGGATGATGTGAAAAAGAAGATCGATACAATGAACACTATTATGAGTGTAATGATGTTGAGTATTATACTGAACATTTCTTACTAGAGACCTATATTTTTTTTATTCTTCAGACTTGCTGGTGACTTCTTCGCCAGCTTCTTCAGGCTTTTCTTCGATGACCGCGTTCGTGCTAGACTCACGAGCCTTGCGTCGCTCTTCCATTTCATTCGCAACAATGGCGTCAGCTTCCTTCACCAATTCTTCAATCGGTGCATCCGGCTTTTCCTTCTTCAAACGTTCAAGCACTTCAGCAGGGTGACTGATCGGCGATTCATCCGGCTTACTGTAATACTTGGAGTTATCATCACCTGGCTTCATGTAATTGGCTGAATCGATCATATCACGCTTACGTTCTTCAAACATCTTGACTGCGAGAGCTTGATTTTCCTTGTAACCAGTCATGATTTGCTCCAACTTTTCATTCGTGTAATGGATATCTTCAATCTTTTCGGGATCCGGTGGAATTAACAACCACTTGTACATGTCGACGACGTAGATGTCAAACGTCGCATCTTCCTTTTGTAAACGCTTCGCGTGAGACGCTGCTTCGTCGCGGGTATTGAAGCACCCACGGATCTTAATACCAAACTTGTCATTCTTTTGTGGAGCTTCCGGTCCAACGACCGAAAGGCATGCATAGAGTTGACCGGGGACCGTGGTATAATCTTGTTCGAGGGATGCCATCTTATAGGTATATCTGGTTTGAAAACTTTAAGCCTTTTGAAGCTTAAGTCGATTAAACGTTATGATCTATATTAAAACATGGAAGAGATTCGCAAAACACATAACACGTTTAAACGTGACATCATTCAATGTGTGACACGCGAAGGTGATCACATTTTAGATGTGGGGTGTGGCTGCGGCGGAGATCTTCAAAAATGGCGTCACGCGGGCGCCAATATAAGTATGTGTGACCCAGATGAGAATTCTCTCGAAGAAGCCAAAAGTCGAGCAAAAAACTTGAAGATGCGAGTGAATTTTTACCACGGTGACATATTTGCATGTCCACATAGGAAATACGATGTCATATGTTTCAACTTTTCACTTCATTATATTTTTTGTAGTGAACGCGTATTTATAGATTCGATCAAGGAAATAAAGAAACGAATCAAACCCGGTGGTAAATTAATAGGAATCATACCAGATTCGGAAAGTATTATATATAATACACCTCTCCAGGATGACATGGGAAATTTTTTCAAGATGCGACATCATCCAAGCGGAGGATTTGGTGAAAAATTATTTGTACATTTAGCTGACACACCTTATTATTCAGACGGACCCAAATCGGAACCAATCGCATACAAAGATTTACTCATTTATGCGCTCACATCGAATGGGTTTAAAATGAATATGTGGGAGGGTCTCGTAGGAAATCCAATATCTAGATTGTATAGTAAATTTATATTTACTTATAGAAAATGATAGCGTTGGTAGCGTTGATCATTGTTAATATGTATATACTAATCAACACAAAAGAACCAGAAAAACTTCGAATAGTCAAGGAAAAATATCAAATTTTTCGTGAACACGTAAAAGATACAGAATTCGATCACCTCGCGAAATGTATAATCATCACAGGACACACCTATCTCCGTGGCACGGTTGGGTATAATATGTTCAAGGGTTCTGAAATAGGTCTATGTCTCGATGGAGAACCAAATGAAATATTTCATGTTCTTTTGCATGAACTCGCGCATTGCACAGTAGACGAATACACACATACCGATCAATACTGGACAAATTATAAAAAGTTACGAGACATATGTATTCGTTTGAACATCTATGCACAAATACCCAATGAGACACCATTCTGTGGTATGCAAATCCAGGACAAATAATCTATGTATACTCCAAATGAAAACACCTGTGAGTACGGTGAGCACGGCTGTGCTCATGTGGGTTGTCGTGTACGCCATAACAATGGTCCCGATGTACACCAAAAATTATTGGGCTAATCTGTCGTTAATGACGATCGTTATACCAAACATTCTTCGTTTAATCGTTGGACAAGTTCCACAATTGGCCGTCGATCGCGGCTTCTTCTTTTCTTCGACGATTATTGCATTCATGACCGTCGAGATGATGACGCGATTAATCAAAACCTTGCGATCACAGATTGAAGACTATGGCGAAAATAGAAAGAAGAGTTTGCAGATCAGTCTCTTATTTCTAGCTGCGTTCATATTCGGAACAATTATCACCTATGTGCTTGGTGTAGATAACTCTATTTATAGTAACATGGGATGGGAATCTACGCCTTAATAGCGTACGATTGACCAATGTAAAAGATGAAAGAAGCGACGAGACCTGTCGCCGCGAGACCAACCAAACTTCTTCGACCGGAATCGTTGATGAATTGAGGAATCATAGTCGCAAGTTTTTCTTGCACCGGTGTGCTGATCGCTGCGGCGGTGCATGCAGCCACTAAGAGGGCTTGCATCTGTTGATCGGTGAGATTCATCGGGTTTTTGGATTCCGGAGCCGCGGTCGGTTGTTGGACTACGGGAGCCGCAGCCATTTGCATGGGCATTTGCATGGGCATCTGCATTTGCATTTGTTGCTGAGGGGCCATCATCATTTGGGGTTCCATCATCGGTTCGTGTTGACCCATCAATTCTGCAATTGGTGTAGAGTCCATCGTAGCTTTATTTTCACTGATATTTTTTTCATGCTCGTCTTTCTGCACAAACGACGTAGAGGAGTTCAACTGAACCATACCCTCTGAACCATCGGATAAATTCATGGTACGGATGTCCGTCATTTAGTATTTAATCATGTTTTTTAAGAAAAAATAATCACGCACCCTGGTTATTTCTTCTTAGTAATTGTGAGAGCTGTTTTCTTTGTTGCTTTTTTAGCGTCTGTCTCCTGTTGTTCAAGATATTTTGGATTATACGTTTTGTTATGCATGTTCCATAGTTGAGGACTACCAACCTTAAAACCTTTACGAATTGTTGCTTTGTACCAAAATACACAATCCTGTATTTTATTAGATTTTGATGTATTATCTAATACGAGACATTCGTAGTTTTCGGTACATGCATCCATGACTTTACAAAACATATCAAACGATGGAAAAATACCAAAGAATGATTTGTATAACTTTTCTCTATTTTGAATGATGTTTTCTCTGAGAATAAAAACATAATCCACATTTGCCCGAAGCGCGGGTGGGAGGTCCATGACGTATTGCATCGTTAACATGAAAAAAATGTTAAAGTGACGTCCATTCATGAAACATTGTCGAATTCGTGTCTCTTTGAGAAATTTTGAGTCATACATACAATCATCCAAAAGCATGAACGCCCCGTTTGATTTATTTTTACCGCGTGTACCTACAATCTTTCTTTGTCTCGTCAACACTCTATCTACGGCTTCACCGTCATACTCACCATATACACATACATCCGGAACGAATTCACCATAAAAATGATTCCCTTCCTCAGTACCAGAAAGTACAATCCCTGCTGGGATGTGTTTCTTGTAATACATGATATCTTTGACCAATGTGGATTTGCCTGTATTACGTTTTCCAATGAATACGCATATACGATCATCATCCATAGTTTCTGGTCTGAATTTCTTCAGCTGAAGATTCATTCTACTGTTAGTGTCCCGTTTTATTTCATAAAATTTTACTCACACATAGTAGATATGTCCGGAGCTGTAAGGCTTGTCGCGACTGGTGTTCAGGATCAATGGCTTACCGGCGATCCAGATTTTTCCTATTTTTTAACGACATTCAAGAGACATACAAAGTTTGCAATCGAACAGATTGAAACACCCTTTGACGGTGACGTAAACTTTGGGGAACATCTTGAATGTATTATTCCACAGAATAAAGGTGACATCATAAAATCCATGACAGTCAAATTTATCATGACTGCACCAATCGATGGAAATGGTAATCCATTAAACTACGTGCCTTCAATCTGTTCGGAACTCATTGAAACCGCCGATTTGTACATTGGTGGTCAACTCATAGAAAGACTCACAGGCGAATACATATACATACATCAACAGACACATAATACGATTGACGACGTCGAACAGACGTTGTACTTTTTAAATGGACACGGAGATGTGGTTTTGAATTTTACAGGTGACTATACATTTTTCATGGATCTCCCATTTTATTTTAATAGAAACCCAAGTCTCGCCATACCAACGATTGCATTATCGAAACAACTCGTCGAAGTTCGATTAAAGCTTAAGAATTTGAATGAGGTCATTAATGGAGGTGTTCCCGACACTGGTGTGACAGCCACAATCAAAAATATGTCATTGGATACAGAATTTGCATTTGTTACAGAAGAAGAACAATCGTATTTGAGATCGATGCCGCTTGAATATGTCATTACCCAGATTCAGATGTCACAAGTTAAGTTTAATGAAGGTGAACTCGAAAAGTCATTCATGATAAATTTTAAAAATCCCGTAAAAGAATTATTCTTGATAGCAAAAAATGAAAACGACGCGTATCAAAAAATAACAAAACTGAAACTCGATTTTAATGACACCAATATAATCGACATGGATTATAACTTTTTAAATTATGAACAAGCACTTTTACATCATGTCAACTCGTCATCTGATGCGCACAATTTTGCCATGTATAGTTTTGCAGAAAATCCAGAAGTACACTACCCAACAGGACAAGTAAATATGAGCAGAATATTTCACAAGTTGATGACAGTCGGGATAGAAACGAACACACCTGGAGCGAATACTTTAAAGATTTATGCAGTCAGTTACAATGTTCTGCATATTGAGAGCGGGCTTGCTGGTTTAAAATTTTAAAGAGTTATAGTAGTAATGGCTGGCAGAATTCAGCTTACAACAAAGGGTGTCCAGGACGTCTACTTTACAGAAGAGCCTGACTACTCATATTTTGTACAACTCTTCAAAAAGCATACAAATTATGCAACAAATTACATAAAATATGACATTTCACAAGAGTCAAACTTTGGTAAAACTGTACGATTTACAATTCCAAAAGATCAGGGTGACCTCATAAAAACAATAAGCCTCGATGTCGAGTTGGCGCCCATCGCCGGAGCGGACATTACACGGATTGGTTATGTAGAATCAATCGGTCACGCAATGATCGAATCTGTATCTATGTTCATAGGTGATATATTGATTCAAAACATACCAAGTGACTATCTCCAAATTTACTCCGAACAAAACTTTACACAAACAAAACAGAACGCGCTTGACAAATTGGTTGGAAAATACCCGGAACGAACATCGGATGTCCCGGTCGCGAGTGGTGTTATTTTGGGGCATCTCGGTCCAGCGACGACATCTAGGAAGTTATTTGTTGATATACCGTTTTACTTTTATAGACAACCCAAACTCGCCATACCCCTGTGTGCGATGTGTTTTCAAGAAATTACCGTGGAGATTAAATTTAGAGACATTGCGGATTGTATCGTGAAAACAGATGATGCGGCATCGACTACACTAGTGACCACGACACTCGATTATGAACTTTCATCGAATGTAACCTTTACAGAAAATGTAGTCGCGGCATCGACCGATGGTCTCAAACTCGCAATAGATTCGGGATCGTCTACGACACTATTCAAACAGGTGTTACGAAATGAACTTGTTGATTACCCAACCATTTCCACTTTTAATGGGGTTGGAGTGGTATCACAAGGTTTAAACACAATCATAAATGCAGATGGTATACATCGATATGAAAACGGTAGCTGGGTCAGATATAATGCAAGTGATGCGAACATAAACATATCCAATGTCAAATTTTCTGACGCGGGTAATGTCATAGTGCAAGTGGGAAGTGGATATTGGGTATGGAATGGGAGTGGGTATACATTTACCAGTGACACCAAAATATATGCTGTATCGCGAGATGGAAATGTTAGAGCGTCTTATGATTCTATATTAAAGAGAGTTACGACTACATTGGATGGATCATCATTTTTCAGCTTCAATACAACCACATTTGATAATGCATTTTTATCCGGTGATGGAAGTAAAATAGCACTTCAATATGATAACAGTTTATTGTCCGTATATCAATATTCAAATCAAGAATGGACTCCGTATGGTCAAACTATTGGTGTGTATGAAAGTCAGCAATTGACATTAACAAACGATGGTAATACAATTTTCATATTTAATCCAAATGAAAGCACGGGTACTGGTCGTGTGTATACATTTGATAGTATATCGACGCTATGGGTCGAAGTATATCGCTACAAAGGCACCGGAACGTACTCGCGTATAAATGACCTCGGTACAATATTCATAGTCGGCAACGATTATGTAAAAATACAAGAAATTACGAGAACCGTTGAAAATTATGATGATATTGTCATTAAAACAATTGAAAATATTACAAACACTGGTGGAGCTGTATATGGTGCCGGGTATCAAGGCTTGGATACACAACATATATTTCAATTTATATTAAATCAATCGAGTACATACACCTTGAATACGAGTAGAACCATCTCCCCGCGATTAGTTTCACGTGTCGCGTTAAGTGAAAACGGTTTAGAACTTGTCATAAAGGGACAAAGTCCAATAAGTAGTTTGGCTGTGTATACACGAACGAATACATCATCACAATTTTCAGAAAATGGTATAATAATTAACGGTATTAAAACCCGAGTTGTCATCGATTCAGATGAAGATGTTCAAAGAATTTATATCTCACAGAGTGGTAAATATTTTGCGGTTGCATCGTTCTACAATGGAACCAATACTCGTGTTAAGGTGTACGAGATAGTTGATGGTATTTACAAAAATATTTATTACACAGTGGGTCCGGGTAACGAAAATGAAGTATATGATTTATATGATGTCACATCGGCTAGTTACGCTATAAAAAATATAGTGTTCAGTGAGAATGAAGATAAAATTATAATTTTTGGAGCGGATATAAGATCCTATACCATAAGTAATAAATCTGTGCAGACTAAGAATGTGAGTGATGTATATCTCGTCTCCAAAGATGAAAGTATTTATATTACTTGGTCAGCTAACTACATTCAGGTTTATAATTACATCGACAACACAAAGTTTGGTTTGAAACTATTTTTAGAAAATGTACTTGAACTTGGGATTTCGGATGACAATACGATAATTTCAGCCGTAACACCCACGTATACATATTTATATGAAACGGATGGTGTTGGATGGAAATTGAAAACGTCTTTATTTCCGTCACTCAAAGCTAATTTTGTGAAACATGAATTGACATCCGATGGGAATACATTAAATTATATAACATATGAAAACACAACTAATAGAACATTCGTTATAAGTTATGTGCTTCAGAATAATGTGTGGTATCGGATTCAATATAGAACTGAGAACTCTACTCAAGGAGTTGCTGATGTGAATAAAACTGGACATTACTACGCTATGATATCGGGAACAAATAAAGATTTAATAAAAGTCTACGAACTAGTAAAACAACAGAACACCGTGGAAATAGCTGTATCTGCAGACGCTAATCAATTGTACCCAAAACAAATGTTGAGCTGCAAGGTCTGTTTAGGAGTTGTGTATCTCGATGATCTTGAACGACGTCTTTTGAAGAGCACGAGAAAAGACTACGTGATCACACAGATACAACACAATACATTTGATATTCCCAAAGCTGTCGAGGAACATAAAATTAAAATGGACTTTATCAATCCAATCAAAGAATTATACTTTGTTATACGTCGCGAAAATCTCAAACAATACGAAGATTTTGTATCCGTTTTTGACTACGATAATGACGCGCTCACTGTTGAAAATAAACTCATCTTTTATGAAAATTTAAAAAGTCTAGAATTGATACTCGATGGAGCACAATATCTAGACGAGGACACCGGTAATTTTATATTTTTAAAAGCGATTCAGTCGGCAATTCATCACTCAAAGACACCCCTGATCAGGCGATTCTATAGTTATAGTTTTGCATGTGAACCTGAAAAACATTACCCAACGGGTCAGATGAACTTCAGTCTCATCAATAATCAACTCGCTAAAGTGAAAGTGACACAGAATCTGACTAAAAACAGAAAAATGGATATTTACGCCTTAAGTTACAACATCCTTAGAATAGATAAAGGTATGACACGAGTACTATTCAATACAAAATGATGAAAACTGGTTTTGGTGAATCTTCGGGAGATTTTGAAGAGCGACAATCGAATGCTATGATGGACATATTGACACCCGTGCTCGAAAAGAGTATGCTATTGGCGTGTGAATATGCCAAGGCGTGTGGTCGAAATACTGTCCTTGCTCAGGATATGGAATATGCGATCAAGTATTGTGTCATGTACACAGTTGGTGAAACACTTGGTTCCCTTTTTCCAGACATATATGACGAGGAAGATTCAGACGAAGATGATCTGGAAGAAGTGAGTGAAGACGAATGTCCTCCATTCGAAAGATATTCAGGAGATAATGAATTTTTTAAACGCATTAACGAATCATATGATCGATGGAATACTTGGACACCCCAAAGTCCGGTAGAAGAGATGTTAAAAAATGCTATTAATAGTAATGGAGCCAGTGGGTTGGTCAACAGATGAATTTAAACTCCTCGATGTCGACTCGGATAGTGAGGACGAAGACGACGAGGACGATGAGGACGACGAAGGTCCCCAGGTGACAAAAGGCTACTCAAAAGATGCCGATAAATATAAAAAAATCCTGTCAGAGGATGAACTACTTCCAGAATAATTTTCTAGTTATGTAATATAACAAATATGTCGGCCCAAGCTTTCGAAACTGTCACGCTCTTGACCGAAGAACTCCGTGTTCAATCTTTGAACTCCGTCGTCGCGGGTTTCTCTTTCGCGGCTGCGATCTCTTGGTTGGACCTCGTGCGTTGGTCGATTAACCAACTCGTCCGTGTCCAGAAGAACGGCGGCCTCCACTATGGTCTCACGGCTTTGTTCACGACCCTCCTTTCGGTGATTGTGTACTTGGTGATTTCCCGCCTTTCTCCGACCAAGGTCACGAAGCCGGGTGCCCCAGTGTATGCCATCACCCGTTAAAGTCGTTTACGTGTGACCACCAATGTAAGCACACCAATGAAAATAATGATTGAAATCAATACATATTGTTTCCATCTATAAGGATCCTCTAAATCCGGGATGCTTATAGGCGGTGGTAAAACACCAACATCGGGTACTGTATCACCTGTATTAGACTTGAATTTACCCGTGTTACACTGAATTTCAAATTTCAAAATATGATCTTGATTTCTGAAATCATAGGGTATGAGACGACCATTACTCATATAAAAGAACTGTAATCGAAGACTTTCAATAAACTTTTGTGGACCACTGAAAAAGTCATGTTTGACGGGATCATCTGCCACTGAAAAGTTCATGAATGGACCATTCAGAAGAATGTGACTCGTATAAAACGGTTCTCGAATGTAGATATCTTTGTTAAAATTATCGGAACCGGAGCTTAGTCGAAGAACCAACGAGTTTGGACCTTCGAGATTTATACTCCCGGATGTCACCGTTTCGCCTGCATTAACCGTAATATTTTGTGGTAAAAATCCAAAAACTTGGTGGGGCGTTGTGTATTCGAGTGTCGCGAGATTAGATAAAGCATCATCTGTACCTGTTTTGATTCTCGCGTGTGTACCATCACCAAATTCAAGTGTATCAGAACCACTTACACTATCATTTGTAAATTCTAAAGAGTTGAGATTTGAATTATATTCGACGGTGTAACTGAAATGCTGATTTATGGCGTCTCTCACCGCGACAGCTAACACGTCACCCGTTGTATACAACCCATTTGGTACGACGATATCAGTTCCGTCGATACTGAACGTATTATTACGAGCATGTATCAATGTTTGACTATTCGGAATTCGAGCAGAAACTAAAGTAATCTTCCTGATGTCATAGATTCTGTTTTTCAAATCTATCACGTAATCGGATGGGTCTGGATACGATGCATAATCACGTTCACTACTATCGATTTCTAAGGTATGGACCTCCATTAAAATTCGCGTATAAAATTTTAATGGGTGTTTTTATTTAGTTAATTCTATTATTGAATGGGTTATTGGCTAATTGATTTTTGGCTAAGTCCAAACGATTACCAGTGACGTGTGGATTGAGGTGACCCTTGTACGGATTAAGATCATTGTACGGATTAACTTTGTAATGTTGCATCCAACCACCATTTGGTGCATTCAAACGACCATCGATGCGTGACTTATCATGGCGAATTGTTGTCAACACACCGTGTTGATTCATTGGCTTCTCACGAACATTCATACGGCCTGGGTTACCCATACGATTTGGTTTAGAACGACGCTCATCTGGACGCATACCATATGCAACATATTGATCAACGCCATACCCGGAACCGTCCGGACCTTCGCTATTCATCATGGCGGCCGGAGCATTGACGTAACCACCATAGAAGTTCGTAATACCCGGAGACGGATTATTCACGTGCATGAATTGAGTGTCATTCACATCCATCTTATTACGCGTCGGTGCCTGTGGCATCGTTTGTCCCGAGATAAAACGCTTTCCGGGTGCCTTATCAAGACCATCCGTTCTGAGACCGGTTTCCGAACGGTTTGTTGTACGCATGGTTTTTTGGTGAGACGATCGTGGTGTTACACCAGTCATACCTTGCGCGCGACCACCAACCGGCGCGCGACGTTCCGGAAGATACGCGGTTTTTTCTGGGCGATTGAAACCAACTTCACCAATCTCTCCACGACGGCCACCGCGAGTATCAACGGCTGGACCGGTACGACCTGGGAGAGTCGTAAGACGATACGCGCCTGTGTTAATGGGATTTACCCGAAACACTTGTTGATACCCACCAAATGACTCGATATCCGGTCCCACACCCAAACCTGGTCCAACTAATTTCTTTTCGACTGGCGAAAGGTTATTCATGCGACCTTGATCGTAAAGACGTCCTCGCATTTCCAAAAGTTCTTGACCACCCGTTCTACTTTGTGGTGCGATGACAGCAAACGAATCAATCTCCGATTTTCTATCTCTAAAAGGATCTGTGAATTCAATGTCCTCGAATTCAGTTTCAAAAAGTTCGGGTTGATTAACCACAACTTGTTTAGGTGGTTGCTCTGGAACTTGACTAAGCTTTCTACCGGCATAAATTAATCCAGCGACAGCCAACACTGACACGGGGTCTGCCATTCTTACTTCTTATTAACATTTTTATTATTGCATGTATCGCTGATTAAACATACTGTTCTGGATGAAAGCGCGGGTACTCGCGGGTTCATAACTCAATGTACGAAGCGGTACGTTACAGACGGTATCATTCAATGGGAAGTAGCCACTCTCATGAGGCTTCACCAACACCTTACCGAATCGCGTCGTGGACTGAGGACGAAGTTG